TGACGTACATGACGATTTCACCTGGGGCCACCTTGGGTGGTGGTGCTGGCTTGCCTGGCTTGGGTGCCGGCTTGAGCTTCTTCTGGCTCTTGAGCACTGCAAGTATAATGATTGACGCGAGCAGAAGGCCTGCCGAGCCGATTCTCGCGTAGCTAAGAGATTGGTCTGGCTTTCTGAACAGGGTGGCTGTCTTGGTGAGACCAGCGCTGGCATACCCCGCGGCGACACCGGCCGCAGCTGCCGCACGTCCCTTCAGAGTCAGTCCAGCCAGTGCGGTTTTTATAGCTGGTAGATTTTGGGCATTTTGAAGAGCTTGCGGTGCTGGGTTTAGTTCTCTAATTGCGACTTTAGCAGCCTCCAATCTCTGACCATTGACATTGTTTCCTACATAGGATGCTTCCAGTGCTTTAGTTACAGTTGGATACTTGTTAGCAAATGCCCCCTTGATAGCATCTTGCTTTTTGTAAGCCGCCCCGCTTAGGATAGCAACACCGCTGATGGCCAAGAGTACACCCATTGCAATGTCGCGCTTCTTCTGTACGGCCGGGTTGCGTTTCTTACCGTTCATACCCTTGTCGATAGCCAGACCCAGACCAGTCACACCCGACCCTGTAATCAACATGATACCACCCAGACTTGCCGTCTTTTCAACGTTTTCGGCTGTGAGGGCTGGTGCATCAAACTTCCAAAGTGGATTTCCACCTTCAGCTCTGTACTTGATACCCAGAGCCGCTGTGATGCCAGCAGTTATCAGGGCTACTGCAGCAAGGGCATATGTTGCCTTGCGACGCTCGTCTTGCTGCTTGGAATTGAGTTTTCTGAATTTAATTTGAGTATCAGCCCCAAGACCAACTGCTGAAATGGTTGTCATCAAGGCTGTCAGAAGAGACCCCCAGAATATTCCCTTTATAAATAGGTTCGGGGCTTCAGGGGTGAGTTTAGTTACTCCATAAAGCATGACAGCAATCGCGAGAGCACCAAGAGGCAACGCAATAGCGGCCGCCACCCCCGGTGACATCTTCGACTTGGTACCTGGTAGAGACACAGCAGGTGCGCTTGTCGGTGGGTTACGAGGGGGTACAGGACGGCCCGCCGGACCACCCGCCGCCTGCCAGGCTGCCTGCAAAGACGCCTGATTTGCTGCCTGCAAAGCAGTCCTGAGCTGGTCAATCGGAATTCCAGACTCTCTCGACAGCTGCTGGAGCTGGTAGTCAGTTATACCCACACCGCTCTGCGCATTTCCTGAAAAGATGCACTGGAGCAACTGGTCAGCCGTGAGATTCGCCGCAGAGCAGCTCTGCGAACCGGGTGCGAATGTGGTGGGTGTTGTGGGTGTTGTGGGTGTTGTGGGTGTTGTGGGTGTTGTGGGTGTTGTGGGTGTTGTGGGTGTTGTGGGTGTTGTGGGTGTTGTGGGTGTGGTGGGTGTTGTGGGTGTTGTGGGTGTTGTGGGTGTTGTGGGTGTTGTGGGTGTTGTGGGTGTTGTGGGTGTTGTGGGTGTGTTCATAGGGAAACCAGCCTGAGTGCAAGCGTTTATTTGTGCTGCATTTATGCCTGGGACACAGGTGGTCGCAGATGGAATAAAGTTTGCAAGATTTCCAATTACATTTGTTAATCCCTGGATAGCTTGTGCTCTTCTTTCTTCACCTCGGTTGAAATAATATCCAGCAGTGACTACGTTGTCCCAGTCACCGGTGAATGCACCACCAGAGCCCTTGCCGGCGGCTGCGTTAGTCGCCCCGACACTTGTGTTTATATTTTTGAAAAGATAGTACGAGCCCGTACCGATGCCAGCGCCCGTGAGCAGGCCCGACAGGAGGCTGACGAAGACGCCCGGGTTGCCATACCCTGACGCCTTACCGATATTCGATATGATAAAGGCTGCCAGGAAGGCCCACACAATACCAAACACGATAGAAATCTTCACCGGATTTGATGGAGTTGGTGGCATTACTATATTCAGATAAAATAAATTTTCAATAATAAAGCATGGAGCGCCTCGTAAAGCGGATGAAGATGCATCGGGTCTCTGGGACAATCGTGCACCACTGTGCCCTGATGATAAAGCACCTGGAGCGCGAGGGGCACACAGGGAAGATAGTCAAGGGGTGGTGCATATACGGTCAGGAGGTGTGCACGCACTACTGGGTGGCTGATGAGACAGGAACTGTATATGACATTGGGTATCATCTGGGCTGTATGTACAACCCGGAACTGATGGCATATACACCTCGGTTGTGTGAAGTGGAGCCAGTCGGCCTCGAGTTTGCTGATGCGAACGAAACCGCACTCAAGGCGGAGCACGAGCGACAGTACGAGCTGTTTCAAGAGAACCGCGCGACATTCTGGCAAGAGTCACCGAGTGACGTCCGTAGTTTTAAATTAACTTAACAATTCTACGTATAGGGGCTGGGAGGCCCACTTTGAGGACGCTATACAGCATCTCGAATTGTGCGTTGGCGTTTTTGATTTCGATGCGTTCCAGATGCTTGAAGTCGGGCCGCTCGGTATGCAGCATGGTGATGAGTTTCATGGTATACTCTGGCTTGACATTGGCGAGGTTAACTCCCTCCAGGTTAACAACCGTAATTTCTTTTAAATTTTTTGCAACACAAAACCTCTCCAGGTCGGTGACGATAGGTCGGACTTGGGCGGCAATCTTGTTCGCACCTTCCAGTGTTTCCGGTTGGGACTTCATGTACTCTTTGGCGAGTACCTCGACATATAGGTACTTGCCATCAGGGTAAAACTTGAGGAAATTACACTGGGCCATACTAATTTATTTCTTTTTATTTTTAACTGGGGCTGGGCAGTTCAAAATAAGTAGCGCTCCCGGCAGGTATCGAACCTGCGACTTTGAGGTGCATGTGTCAAGATGCAAGCATCTTTCCTAACAGCCTCACACTCTACCAACTGAGTTACAGGAGCTGAGCGGCACTTTAAGGACTTACTTAGGTCCAGGCAGATGCCAGTGCTCTACGGCGGTGGCGGGATACCCATCCCAAGGTTCTAGGGAGGCTCGAACTCCCATTTCGAGATGGGCACCATCAAAGGGAACTACGTTCCCGTTTTCAGAGTCTCATGTACTGACCATTATACTATAGAACCGGGATTGTTCCAGGTGAGGCTTGAACTCACGACTTCTGGTACATAAGACCAACACTCTAACCAACTGAGTTACAGGAACTTGTACGAGAGTCGACGACTCTCAGTCTGACCTGCCGGAATCGAACCAGCGACCTAAGGATATCCGACTATCCCGCCTTAGAAACTTTGTTTCTACAGTCCTTCGCTCTACCAATTGAGCTAAGGTCAGATGGGGTCTCCCCCAATATATACTTTGACAAATTGTTTAATTGAAGAAAAGTTGGCGAACATTATTGTATTTAGTTCTACAAACTGGACATTTGTTGTTTGATGGTGATTTTGAGAGACATGGTCCACAGAATGTGTGGCCGCACGGGTCGAGAAACTTTTCAACTTCTGTTTCACAGCAGATTGGGCATGCCCGTATTTCCTCGTGCTTATTCATTCCTAGTACCTTTTTGAGTGCATTGCGCTTGCCGAGAATTATCCTTAGGGCAGTCATGTCCTCGGTCAGATTGACTTCAAGCTCGTACTTGTCCAGTAGGGCGGTGTACGCCTCCTTGAGAGATGTGTCCTCGAATGCCTCTGCGTTACGGCGTATCAGCTGAATGTTATCATACTTGCGAGCGATTTTCTGTTTGTAGATGTAGGCCTGTTTGCTGCACTCGCGGTATTCATCCTCGAGCCCTTTCGTCTCTTCGAGCAGATTGGTCCACTCCTCAGGCATCTCGTACTCGATGGGTTGATACTCGGCAAACTGAGGGTCGTCATCGGGGGGTTCCAGCGATGAATAGAGTTCACTCTCGAGTTCACCTTCTATGGGGGCAAAGAACGCCATTCTTAAAAATATAAAAATCTTTTTAAATAATAATATGACCGCGCTCGGCAATCTTCAGAAGGTTCTTATGTTGTCAGCCGCGACCACTTCTATAATCATTGGTCTTCAGGACCTCGGTCAGAAGAACCGTCGTCGGATGCCGCTCGTTCTGAGCAAGTCTCTGCTCCAGCTCATCATCGGTCTGTACCTGTTGTGGTTCTACATGACAGTGATGCACGGCCAATAAATTCTTTTCTTTTTTTTATTAATTTTCATAAAACCTTTGCTGGCATAAGAGAGTCCATCTATAATCTGGTCAATCATATCCCAGTCCTGTGTGTCGTGCAGGACTGCCCGGAGCACATCTATTAAAAATTCTTTTTTATTATTTACATTTTCATTTTCAACTAGATTCATCCCGTGTATGACAGTGTCCATGACCATGCGTGGTGTGTGCATGTGCAGGGCAACCGCCACATCCTGAATTTTTTTTTTATAAATTTCTTTCGAAGCAATCTCGAGCGCCTTGAACACATCACCACCTGACGTCTTCAGTGCATTCTCTGTTATGGCAATTTTCTCCATACTATAGTATATGGGGGCTGAAATAATATTCGGCGTTCTACTCGCCATCCTGTTTACGGTGATTGGCTCTGCGACAGTCTACCAGGCTGTCATGCTCAAAGACCCAGACTCCCAGAAGAGGCTTACGTCGCCACTGATACTCCAGCTGGTCATGGGCTGCTTGTACATCACAATCGGCGTTGCTGTTTTTGGTGCGACAATTCCGGTCGTACAGGGTAAGAATTATGCTCCTCCACAGATAAACAGTAGCTTTTATGTGAAATAAATGAAGCATCTCATCGGGCACGTGGAGGGTGTCCAAATCGAGACTATTTCGCAACTCCAGGAGATTATGGACCTGGTTGCGACAGAGTGCCACTTTACAGTTGTCGGCTCGTCATTTCACCAGTTTGAACCTGTAGGCGCGACTGGTGTTCTGGTACTGTCCGAGAGCCACTTCAGTGCGCACACATACCCAGAGGAATCCAATGTGTACATTGACGTGTTTTGTTGCGCGCCGTCGTTCGACCCCGAGCTGTGCAGCCGCGTCATCCTGAAGCACTTTGGGGCGACTCATGCATCATGGCAGGTGGTCCGACGGGGCAGCTAAGGATTATATTACACGTTAGAGTATGGAATCGAGTGACCGCCAGCGCAAGAAGGAATCTGCCCAGAAGCAGAAGAATTATTCAGTCTATTCTAAAAAGGCGGTTCGGCTAAAGCTTGGTGCTCTTCTTAATGAGGGGTCTAAGCAAAAAACTGTAAATAAGATTTGAGCCCTTGGTTGATTTCTTGGTAGCAGGGTTGTTTGGGTTCGCCGCCCTCTTGCGTGCGTTCAGATGTTTCTTCTGGGCATTCAGGATGGCGACGCGCCTTTTAGCATATGCGCGGTCAAATGCGTTGACCTGGTTGCGATGCTTTTTAAGGAGTTGCGCAATAGTCATATATATGCAGTCAACAATTGATTTTATGGGAGATGAGTCTGTCTGGCAGAGCATTGTTCCAGGTGTTGTTATTCGCCGTAGGCCAGGTGGGCGTCACATACCTCGCTGGCCTACCGCATATTTTATAGATTCGCACTGGACGGCCCAGAAGGCGGGCGAGCCAAACAGGTTCGACCCGTACGACCACTGTCAGAAGCCCGGGACGCACAAGTTTTGCCAGACGTTCTCTATGATGTATCTGCTGGACGAGCTGCCGGCTCACGGCACGTACCGGGAATATGACGCGTGCGCTCTTCGATTTATTCAGAAGGTGATTGAGCAGCTGCCCGAAAATCACCCTGGTTTTAATTACGACCTGAAGAAGAGCGCCTTCCTGGACACTTCTTCGGGCCGTAGCCCTTTTGGGTTTTCCCTTTCGCGTGCGTGACCCAAGTACTGCGTACTTGACGTTTAGTTGGAGAATGCGAGGCCGCCCATGCCGGACTGGATACGCAGGATGTTGTAGTTGATGGCGAACAGCTTCTGGACGCAGTTACCGCAGCCGTTGGGTGAGCCGGCGGTGGAGAAGGCCTGGGACTTCAGGTTGACAGACACCTGGGCGTTGTCAATGCGAGAGAAGTTGCACGTGCCGGTTGGCTGGTGCTCCTCGGGCTTCAGTGCGAAGCTGTACACGTAGATACCCGGGTAGGGGGTACCGGTGTGGTACTGCAGGGGCTGGTACAGGTTGAAGTACTTGCCAGCCTGGGCCGCGAAACGGTCCTGGCCGTTGAGCACAACCTTGAAGCTGTACAGAGGGCCGACCTCGAACTGGCCTGCGATGGGCTGGCCCTCCTCAATCCAGAAGACGTTGGAGGAGCCGGCAGCGGTGGAGGCTGCGGCGTTGGAGAACAGGTGGGGGCAGCCAGCCAGGTGGGGCAGCAGGTAGTTGGAGCTGGTCACGTAGGCCTGGATGTTGGAGGTCACGTTCACGTTGGCCGTGTTGGAGGAGAAGTTCCACATGCCGTTGTAGTTGGCGCCGGCGCTGATGGCCGTGGTGGTCAGAGCGTTCTGGTAGCACCAGATGAACTCCTTGATTGGGTGGTTGAAGGACAGGCGGATCAGGGACGGGCTGGTCTCGGATGAGGAACCGGCCGCGATGGAGTCACCGCCGGTGTGCTGCACCTGCTCAATCAGGTACTCGTGACCCTTCTGGGCGAAGCGGCGACGCTCCTCCGTGTCCAGGTACACGTAGTTGGCCCACACCTGAATCTGGTTGGCGCCGAAGTACAGGGAGTAGTAGTTGGTCAGGTCAAAGTCCATGCGCACCTCGTGGTACTGCAGGGCAATCAGGGGCAGGTACAGGCCTGGGTTGCGGTTGAAGAAGAACAGCAGGGGCAGGTACACGTAGCCGGGGTTCTGGGAGTTGCCGTTCATCGCACCGTTGCCGCTGGTGCCGTAGGCAGGGTTGGACATGGTTGCCAGCTTGCCATAGGCAATCTTGTCGGACTCACCCAGGAAGGTCTCCGCGTACAGGCGGAACCAGGTCTGGTAGTGCTTGTCAATGCGCTGGCCACCGATGGTCAGCTCAACGGCCGCCACGGCACGCTCAGCCACCCAGTTCAGGTCGCTGGTCAGGTTGGTGGACACCAGGTTGGCCTGAGCCGCCTGGGTCACGCCGGTCGCCGGCTGCAGCTGCAGCCACATGTCACCGACCAGGTCGCCGTTGCGGGCAATGGTCACGGACACACGGGCACCGTTGGCAGCGCTGCCGTTCACAGTCTGCAGGATAGCCTCCATCGCGAAGTTGGTGTGGCGCTTGTACACCGCCTGGAAGAAGGTCACCTTGGGCTGGCCCGTCAGATAGACGTCCTGAGCTCCGT